TGCGCCTGTCGCTGTGTACTTAGGTGTTAGTATCTGAGTAGTAACTACAGGCCGGAACTCTTCCTGAACCTCTTGCTCTAAGTCGTGTAGCTTAGTTTCAAACATAGCCATCAAGCCCATAACTTTCTGCACATCTAATAAGAAACCATTAGTGCGTTGCTGATCAATGATCTTAGCTACTGCGTGTTCTATCTGTACTGACTGTGGTGTGAACCCACGGCTCTCAAGCTTCAGAGACTCATAGACTTTAGTGTTGAGCAGTACATCGTTCTTGCAGTACTCTAACATCTCAGGTGTGTACGAACTCCAAGCATCCTCCTGCTGACCGAAGTCACCCTTCTTAAAACCTAAGCGATAGCCCCACCCTTCAAGGCCGTGGTTGCCTTCGCGTGTAGGGTTGAAGAGCCGTGATAGCACCAAGGTATCAACAATCTTCTTATCAAACAAATCAATACCTGTTAACTTCTTTATCACTGGGATGTCATAGCCTATCACATTGTGACCTATCAGTTTAGTTGCTGAGCGCAGTAGCCCATAACCTTTCTCCAACTGAGTGTTGTCAAACGTGAACACATCCATAGTGTCTACGTCTTGAGCCACGATGCAATGAATCTTAGAAGGATCTAAGCCATCTGTTTCTATATCAAATACTAAGTTACTCATTTTATTTTGCCTTTATTGTTGTAAGCTAGTGCTTTTTATTTGGTTCTCTAGGCTTGTTAATATTTGTAGGTTTGTTTCAACATGAAGACCGCTAACTAATTTTCCTCGTAGCGGATAGTAATGGTCAACTTCGTGTCGAACCCCTGTAACTTTTGTAAGGTGTCGAGCTTTTGCGTATATAGATTCTATAGCTTCAAGATCAGACCAAGCCATTGTACGTTGTTTCACAGCGGCTCTGCGCTCAGCTTTTTTAATGGTGTTCTGTTCTGGATTGGCTTTATTCCAAGCCTTACTATAAGCTTTGCATATATCTGGATGGGCTTTCCTCCAAGACTTAGTGTTCGCGATACTCTTTTCTCTATTAGCTTGATACCAATAAGCCCGTGTTAGCCTTGCTTTTTCTTTGTTAGCTTCGTACCAAGCCCTGTCTTTAGCTAAAGCGCACACCTTACACATATAGGCGTGTCCGTCCTTGGCATTAGTTTGTTTATGAAAATCCGTAAGCTCCTTAGCCTCTCCGCACTTGTTACACTTCTTACTCATATGATCGCCTCACCAAACTCTGATGAATCATACTCGCCTAACTCTCTGAGCCTACCTGTCTCACCGTCATACATTAGCTGAGTAGCTACGCCAACATCTCCAGTGTATCTAGATTTAAGAACACGCACCTTAGTAGTCGAGGCTTCAAGCTCATCTTCTGATTGTTGGTTACGCTCCAAGGAGATGACACAGTCAGACAACTGAGCAATAGATTGTGAGCCTCTAAGATGATTAAGCCCTGTCTCTATTCCGTTCTCATGTCCACGGTTGCCATCTACTCTGCGGAGGTGTGACACTAGGATCATACCGCACCCTGTCTCTTCAACCATCGTGCGTAGTCGATGCATTATCTGATCAATACCTTTACGCTCATCTTGCTCTAGCGTAGAGAGAACTAACATATGCAAGTGATCAATAACAACCCACTTACAATCTAATCCAATGATCATGTACCGCAACTTGCTAAAGATATCATCTAAGTTATTGACACCGTGATGAGCGTGTATCCAAACGCGACCTGCGTTCTCGCCCATGAAGACCTTCTCGTAAGTGCTGTCCAGTATCTCATCACCTATCTCCTGCTTAACGCTATCTAGATGTAGCTTTGCGTTAGCCTCAACAGCCATGATACCTTCGGCAGTACGCGACCAGTTCTCTTCAAGAGCGATCACGCCTACGTTATCTTCGGTGTTGTTGATCAGCCAGTGTTCCAGTTCTCTTGTGACACTGGACTTACCTAGACCTGTACCGCCTGTCAAAGTAACAAGCTCACCTGCTCTCAAGCCTTCAAGCTTCTTATTCAGGCCGTGCCAAGGGTAAGGTATAGCTGTCTTCCGTTCAGTTCGTAGCTTCTTATACGCTTCAAACTGATCTGTTAGATTCATAACGCCCGAAGGCGTGTAGAGTTTAGCGTCCCAGAAACAGGACACGTAGGTAGAATGCTTACCGTTTCTAAGCATGTCGTTAGCATCTTTAAAGTCAGTGGGCATGTTAAGAATCTTAGCTTTTCCGGGGGTAAATAACTTAGCCACGGCTCTCGCTGATTCTTGTCCCACCTTGTCGTTGTCAAAGTTAATTACAATAGCCCCGAAGGATTCAAGGAACTCTAGGTTCTGCTTAACATCCCCGATACCTCCGGCTGCTCCTGACTTAACTGAAACTACGGGCCACTTACTTCCCAACAACTCATAAGCGGCCATAGCATCACACTCGCCTTCTGTTAAAGTTATAAACTTACCACCTGCCTTGAACAGATTCTCTCCAAACAGCCCTACCTCCTTTGCATTCCCTGTCCAACCAAAGTCCTTATTCTGCCTACGAACTTTAGTACCTGCTAATTCATGTCCATTGTAGTAAGGGTAGTAGTGCTTATCAATCTTGCCACTTGAAGTAAGCGTTGACTTAACGCCATACTTCTTGGCTGTCGCTAAACTTATCTTGCGATCAGTCAGTTCATGGAAACCTGCGGCATGTTTATTAGTAGAGAAATCATCGTTCATCTTGCTGTTCCTTCTATGCGTATCAAACTCTAGCACCGTGTCGGGCTTGTCTTCTGCACCTGCCGCGTAATAGTTTGGGTAGTGCTTCCTGCAACTAAAGCAGTATCCAGAGTCATCATCATTGACTGACACTGGATCACTGCCACCGCATTCGTGACAGGGTAAGTGGTATTTAACAAAAGGCATACGCCTTACTCCTCAGTTGCTTCAACTTCCTCTGTTGCTATCGCCTCTTCCGTGAGATGGTTAGTTTTAAGATCATCAATTAGCTGAACCGTTGCCGCTTTCATTAAGCCCATAGTTAATGCGGCTTCTTTCAATGCGTTGTCAGCTTGCATCAAGTGAGCTAAGATGTCGTTGCCCTCCGCAGAAAGCAACTCCGTGTCATAGTTCACTTCATCAACTGTAATCGTACCCATTAAAGTTCTTCCTCCATATCATTATCATCCAATGCATCGAACTCTGCACCATCAGGTATCCCTATTTCAATTAGATCGAGAACCTGCATAGCTTGGAAGTCCAATCCCTTAAAGGTAGTACCCTTCCATTCGGATGACCACTCCTTGTACTGCACCTTAACTGCCGACCCATTACCCACACGCGCATCCAGAGGATTCTTAAACTTATCCACTAGCTTTGGTGCAGATCGAACCATGCCGTTAGGGCCATTCACCTTACGCTTAACAACTACCGCAGGGCCTTCATCCATCTGCTTGATGGTGAAACCGCGTGACTTAAAGTCTTCGGCAACGTCTTCAGCCACAACGAGGTTGACTGTATACACTGGCTCAAACGTAGTGTTAGGTGTAGTTACTGCTGCCCAGTAGGCAGTGCCTTGTAGTATTGCCATGTTACTTTCCTTCTGTTGGTTTAAAAAATGTTATGTGGATGTTACCACAATTAATATTGGAGTGCAACTTTATTTGTTGCCGTCCAAGTCTCCTTCCTTGACAAAGATACCATCTATCATCTTGCCCTTGCGATCCTTGATGTCATTATAAGCATGGTTTAAACAGCCAGTAATTGTTAGACCGTTGCGAACTGCAATGTTAATCAGCACAACCATGATGTCTCCTATGTCATCAATGGGCGACTGCTCCTTACAAATACTATCGGACAGTTCACCAACTTCCTGTATAAGTTTAAGCACTTGATCCTTATCCGTTGAACCGTGAATAAGATTACGAGTTACATGCCATGAAACTATCTGCTGTATTGCATGTTTAATATGTTCTTCTTCGTGGATCATGCGCTCTCCCCCATCTTATAAATGTTGCCGTGCATTGTAGCGTACTGATCAATAGCGTCTTGAACAGTACTGCGCTCTGCGTTGTCAACAAACTGGAGGCTCTCTGATGAAGCAACAGGATAGCCCAGTGCTTGAATAAACATAGTGAACTGCTCAAGAATGTCCTGCCTGCTTATATCCTGTTCATAGATAGAGAACTGTACTGCTGAATCAACAACGCCCTCCTCGCCAAAATCATACGGGTTAGATTTAAAAATTATATACGGTGTAGTTCTGCTCATCACTTCTTCCTCATGCTAACCACTGTGTCGTACTCAGTGCTATCTATTATGAATTTAATTACAGCTTGCTCTCTGACATTGTACATTGAACACGCTGTACTAAGTGGAACCTTCCCTTCTGCTACATCTGTTGCGGCCTTCGCTGTTGCTATAGCTTCGGCACTAGGATTACCTGACATGCTTTCTGCAAACATACATCACCTCATGTTAATAAAAGTAATACAACTGTTAGGACATAGAAGATACCAAAGATCACAATGAATCTAGCGATCCTTACCTTCACGGGTGGTGCGGGATATTGCTCCAACACATTAGTCTTCACCCACTCTACCATCGCGGGGAAGATCCCGCTTAGAATTTCCTTTACTTTCTTGATCATCTTTTAACTCCTTAAATTTCTTTCTGAATATAGCATCGAAGTTACTGCTAAACTTCTTAGCGTTAGTCTTACGTTGTCTATCTCCTTTGCCGCCATGTGTAGAATTACTCATAGCTGCACCTACCTTGAAGGGATTTCAAGCTTCGTAGGTATCCATTCAAAGTGACCTGTCTCTGGCGAGAATCTAGCACACTCAGTCTGAGCAGCATCATAACTCCAATTGTTCTGGACTGCTATTGCCATTAACATTGACCCACCCAACACACCAAAAGAAAATGCAATCACTGCTAAACCTATATTAAAATTAGATGTATCAGGCATCTCCATTCTCCGTAACTATTGCAGGATGTTCCCGCTGTAAGCGAAGCCAATCTTCTCTGCTTGCAGAAGGTGGCGACAGGCTAGAGTCACTGAGCATGTGCAGATCGAAGTGTATTCCGATCTCATCGTGCAGTGCTTCCATAGCATCTATCTCATCGCAGTTAGGCTCAAAATCTTGTATTGATTCTAATGCCTTGGCATTGATTGAGACATCTCGTAACATCATATAAAAATAATCTTTACGTTCACTCATCATTAATCCTCCGGTAAGAAACACTGTCCAACTGTTATGACACAGAAGGGCAAACAAATTACTACGCCCTCAAACTGTGCCGCTTCATACTTATCACTGTCTGCTACTGTAATCCATACTGCTCTGCTATCAGTAAATTCCAAGTCAATACCTACAC